GATTATGTAGTCCTCAAGTTCGTTCGTCATATTCTCGCAAGTTAAATACTTTTCGGTTGATAACTTGTGGAGTAGTAACATTATTTGAAAGATTATTATTCTTCCAAGTGCGAACCGCTGCTCTCCAGTTCTTCATCTTGTTTTTACCTACAAGCCATCCGTTGGATTCGTAGTAGTCAAACCACTTTTCGGATACATCATTCATTCCGATTTCTAACATATAGGTTTTTAACTCTGATAAAGTTGGTTTTTCAAAAACAACTCTTTGTTTCTTTATATCTTTATCAATATCACTACCAATAACAATATCTCTATCGGCATTTTTGGTATCATTTGGCATACCACTTAATGCGGTCGCATCCCATCGCATACGAGCATTGTCAGAATTACGCTTCCTGATTGATTCGTATTTATCTAAATCACGCTTCAGGGCTTGTCTAATTGGTTCAAATGCAATCTTTGTTATCACGCTATCACTTTGCGGATTAAGGTCGTTTACATATCGTAGAATGTGCTTAAACAAATCACCGGCTTGTTCGTCAGTTAATTGTTCAATCGTGTGAATTACATCACAATAAAGTAGGAATGATTTTTTGTCTTTTGCCATAAAAAAAATCCCTCTCAAACTGCGGTAGTAGAAGTACACGCAATTCAAAAGGGATACAGTGGTTTAACTTTCGGCATCTTCTACATACCAGTCAACGCATCAAATATAATATTTTTAATCTACATTGCAAAAACATTCAAACGATGGATCATCATCCCACAAGCCAAGTTGTGATTGTGCCTTGTCTTTTAATTGTTGGTAACTGATTTCCTTTTTGAATTGATGTCCGCTTTGATTCTCAATATCAATCCACCAATCTAACAATTCGGGTTTCTCCTTTGCAATAATTGACAACTTGCCTTTGCCTTTCAAGAAACACCCATCGCAATTTCCGTATGGTTCATTTACCATCAAATCAAATGGTTGTTGTTTCCACCAGCTCAATACTTCTTGCTTGGTAGTTTTCCATTTAACCAACGGAAGTTCAACATCTAAATCAGTTGCGTTGATCTTTGCCCACCTTCTTGGTTCATCATACCTGATTCCATTGAAAGATGTGTATTGTTTTATTCCAATTGATTTCAAATATCTCCTCAATGTTTCTATTTTTAATTCCATCGTGCAGAATCTGAATTGTTGATTGGGTATTGATGATGGTCTTTGTTGCAAAAGTTGAGTAAACGGTTCACCATTGCGTGATGCGGTGTCGTAACTTACAACTTCAAATGTTGCTGGTTTTCGATATTCTAACCACACCAAATTCAAATTCCACCGATGGTCGCATTCATTGATAAAGTCAAGTGTTTGTGGCATCTCCTTTCCAGTATTTTGAAAGGTCACAAGATACTCACCACCTTCGTCAATCAATCGTTTTGTCATATACGCTGAAGTGCGACCACCGCTGAAATTTATGATGTTAGACATTGTATCCCAATTGTTGCTGAACTCTGATTTGAGATTTGTGCCTTAGAATATAATTGTGACCACGCAATTCTTCGTTCTCTTCCTGATGCTTTGCCCTCCATCGTCTAATTGTTTCCGGTGATGGCAATCGCTTTGCTTCAAACTCCGTGAAGAAATCCTTCCCGTCACACAATCTGCGATAAATAACTGACATCAGTTTGATGTCGCAATCCCTTGTTTCGGGTTTGTGTTGCAGTAAGTATGCAACCATATCTTTTGTATTCATCATTGTCGGTCTATAAAGTTGGCGTAATAGATGGCATCCGTTTCGTTCTCAAAAGTTGCAAGAAGTTCTCCGGCAAAATAAACTCTCCATTTGATAATATCATTTATTGATGCTCTTACCACGAGTGCTTTTATTTTTGTCATCGTTTAGTTCTTTTAAGAAGTTCGCTTGTAGTTCCCAAGTTTTTGCACGGTCATTGGCTTCTTGAATCCTTGACCTAATTCCGAGAAGTTCCGTTTCGTAGTCCCAAATCAATCGGTTCTTGTTTTGAAGTTTCTCAATGAGTTCTTCTTGTTCCTTTGACATACGATGCAGTTGCACCAATGCGATGGCAAACAAGATTGCCATTCCGATCATTAAGTAATTTTGTATCATTTGCTTTTTCCTTTGTAAAATTTATGTTTGTAGATTGCCTTCGTGTAGGTATCAAATTCGGGGATGTAGTTGTCCCTTTCAAATTCATACGGTGATGCTTCAGGCAATTTGTCAAAGTCATTGAAGTATTGCTTCAGTTTCCAGTACACGAACATCACCGCAATGGTGATGGGTGTGATTACGAGTAAGAATATCAAGTCCATAGTTTTTTTATTACAATGGTAAAATAGAATAACCCAACATCTTGTAAAATTCCATTTTAGCCACTTTGTCAAATGGTTCGTCATTACGACTTAAAACAATTACTGAACCATTGGTAGTCATACCATCTTTGAAGATACGAAATTCGGGTTTGTTGTTGGTCAAATAAGTTTTGATTGTTGATTGCTTTTTCATAGTTTGTTTTTTAGTATGCACCAAACTAACAACATATTTTTCACTTATGCAAATTTATTTTACTATGTTCTTTGTGAATGAACGATTTATTTAGTGATTGACAAAAATAGTTCTCCAGCAGCTGCCAACTTCTCGTCAATGATTTCCTGAATGTCCTCCTCCAAAGTGATCAAGGTGGTTGTCATCTTCTTTCCGTGTGGCATTCGTGGGTCATACGATAAGAACAACGCTTCAGTCATCTCCGTTGCAACCATACCCATTTGAACTTGCCAATAGTATTCAGGTCGTTTAGATTTGAGTTGTTCATTGTTGGTGATGAAGAAGTTCTGAAGGTGGTTTCCGCTATTAAACGGGCATTTGATTTCAACCAAGTGTGTGCCAAGTGCATCAGGTGAATATCCACCCCATTCGCCATAGGTGATGAAGGTGTATGTTTCTGCTCCGTAGTATGTGTAAAAGTCATCGGTCTGCTGAGAAAAGTAGTGGAATGCTTCTTTCTCGTGTTCCTTTCCCCAATCCAAAGCACGACCATACATCTCTGCTTTTTGTCCGGTTAGGTATTCCGCTGCCTTCTCAAAGATGAATGTCTTTGCAGTTTCTGAGAGATACTCCGATTTGTTTTTCGGAGTACCCATCAGTTTGTGAATTTCAGATGCCGTGAAACGAGAGCTTCTCAATTGATGCCAATCGTCTTCGGTCAAATTAGTGTGAATTGTTGGAAGTTCAAGTTTCATTTCTCGCCAATTAAAAGTTTCTGATTGACTGGAGATACTTCAAACTTGGTGGTGATGTCGGTCATCAATCCACCCGTCTTCAAATGCTCAACGGCTTTTGCCCAACTTGGGTGCTTTGGATTGAGTTCATCACGCTTTGGTGCTGACTGCCTTCCCATTGCTTTCTCTCCGTCATCGTCATCGTCAATGTTCAGATTCAAGATTGAACCGAGTGCATATCTCCGAGCATAGGTGATTGCACTTCCCATCGCTTGTGGATCGTTTTGTTTTGCAACCGGCATCACATAAGATGATTCAATCCATTCGCCTGATTCAGCGTGAATGATTAATGTGGTGAGTGCGTTCCCATCAGGGAATTGTGTGATTGCCAAATTGCATTCGCTCAATGGCTTTTGGATGGTGTCCAGTATGTTTGATAAACTTGCATACTTGGATTTGAAGAAAGGATTGCTTGATTCCTTTCCGACCTTGCTCACCGATGCTTGGAATTTTACCAATGCACCAGCAATGTTCTTGATTGATTCGCTTTTATTCATAGAGTTTTGTTTTTAGAAAAAATTGGTTCTTTGTCCTATCATAAATAGAACTTTGAATTTAGTTGGTTCAGCATTGAAGAATGCTTCCGAGTTGATGCCGTCAAATTCTCTGATGCTACAATCACCAAATCCTGTGGTAGTTGAATTGAGATAATCTTGAAGTTCTTCAATGTGGTTTGCGATAAGCCAATTGTCAACCGCCTCAATTGTGTAGACATACTTCTCTTCGGAGATGCGACCTTTCAAAGTCAGAATCCATCCATTGATTGCCAACTCAATCATTGTTCACCTCCCTCAATGCAATCTCAATGACGGCTTTTGCTTTTGGAGAAACGATGTTCCCATCGACTAAATACTTGCGAACGGTTGGAAGTGACACTCCGGTCTTCCGTGCGACAATCTGAAAAAGACCTTGTCTTCGTTTCAGTTTGATTGTTTCAATTGCTTTTGCGTAATCCATAACGACACAAAAGTAAAATAAACAAATCAATAATGCAAATAAAATTTACTTTTAATTATATTTTTATGTCTTCCGAGAATATCAAATCCCCAAAACGAGCGTTCAACTCGTTGACCAATTCCATCTGAATGGATTCGGTGAATGCCTTTTCCAAGAATGGTCGTGGCTTTGTTCCGCTTCGGTGAATCTTCTTGGCGATGGCTTTGGCAAGTGAATCGTAGGTTTGCCCTTCAGCAGGTTTGATACCCTTTTGACTGATCCAAGTTTTTAACGACTGCCATAAGTACGGAGTGCCTTCAATATGTCCTCCTCGTGTTGGCTTCCTTCCGTATTCGATAAATTCCCAATAATCCTCAGCCAAAAGAATGGTGTTGATTGATGTCGGTGACTTGGTGATGTTTCCTGGTGCAAACGATTGTCTGAGTTTACCACTTGCAATGCTATTGTTTGCATCAAGATTCGCCAAAATGGGTGGGATGACCTTCTTGTTCCACCATTCAACGATGATCTGTTGAAGTAGTGAACCTTGAGATGCATCGCCTAAATAAGTATCAAGTGCATCAGGTAATTTGGATAAATCTATTTGAGCCACATCACAACGCTTAAAATGGTTAGAACTACACTCAGCATCTTGTAACTGATTAAAGTGCGTGAGATGGCTTTATTTCGCTTGACAAGGGCATTGTTGTCATCCTTCAGATATCCGATGTTTGTCTTTTGCTTACCAATGATGGAATCTTGTTGATCAATTATGACGGAATCCGATGTCACAATTTTGCGAAGAACTGTGACTTGCCTTCTTGCGATTGCACCTTTCACAAGATAGTGATTGGCTTCTTGAATTACACAAGTATCAATCAACACTTGTCCATTGCTGGTCAA